TCAAAGATGAGTTAGAAAAACTAGGTGATGTGGAGCAAATCAATTTATACATTAATTCACCTGGTGGCTCCGTGTTTGAAACAATGGCTATCATTGCTATGTTGCAAAGACATCCAGCAAGGATAGTTTCACACATTGATGGTGTTGGCGCTTCCTGTGCATCTGTATTACCAATGATTTCGGATGAGGTTGTTATGCCGTCTAATTCAATGCTAATGATTCATAATGCATGGACCTTTGCTAGTGGTAATGCTGATCAGTTAAGAAAAGTCGCAGATGATGTTGAGCGTATCAACAAATCAATGATCCAGTTTTACTTAGACAAAGCAGGCGACAAATTATCAGAAGAAAAGCTTAAAGAGTTATTAGATGCAGAAACATGGTTAACTGCTGAAGAAGCACTTGCTTATGGGCTTTGTGACACTGTAACTGAAGCGAATAACATTGCTGCAAGCATTAATGAGAAATGGATTAAGCAGTATCAAAACGTGCCGAAGCAGTTGCAACTTGTTGTTGATAACACGCAAAACTTCATTTCTGCTGATGAAATGGAACAACGAAAACAAATTGCTGAACGAGCGAAAGCAAGTGCTGAATATACAAAAACAATTTTAGGGGGAATTACGTATGAAAACACTTTATGAATTGAAACAAAACATGGCCACGATCGGTCAACAACTCAAAAAAACAGAAACTGAGTTGTCTCAAAAAGCCATTGATCCATCTGCAAGTATGAAAGATATCCAAGACTTGCAAAAGTCTCAGGAGGATTTAAAAGCACGTTTTGATGTAATTAAAAATCAGCATGATACCTTAGAAGCAGAGCAAAATGCTAAGTTTGCGCAGGGTAAAGGAATCAAAGGTGTTACAGATCCAAAGGAAAAGAAAATGAAAGCAAAAGCTGAACTGATTAAAGCAACGATGGCTGGTAAACCTGTTTCGGCAGAGATCATGCAATCTCTTGGCGATGGTAATGCAACAGGCGGAGAGAAGTTTTTGCCGAAGACAGTATCTAATGACATTATTTCAGAACCTTTGGTTAAAAATCAGCTGCGTGGACTATCAACTTTTACAGCAATTACAAACTTGGAACTGCCTAAAATTGATTTCACACTTGACGATGACGATTTTATTGCTGACGAAGCAACTGCAAAAGAACTGAAAGCAAAAGGTGACACAGTTACATTCGGACGTAATAAATTTAAGGTGTTTGCAGGTGTCTCTGAGACAGTTCTACTTGGAACAAATGCAAATATCGTTTCCCACGTGGAAAATGCTTTGCAGTCAGGTGTAGCTGCAAAAGAACGTAAAGTAGCATTTGCTAAAACTCCAAAAGCGGGAGAAGAACACATGTCGTTCTACTCTACGGAAAACGCAATCAAGCGTGTGCAAGCGGCTACTCTATATAAGGCTATCAAAGACGCTATCGCGGATTTGCATGAGGATTATCGTGAAAATGCGAAAATCGTTATGCGTTACCAAGATTACTCTGACATCATCGAGGTGCTTGCAAATGGTAATGCGACTCTTTACACTGCGCAACCTGAACAAATCCTTGGTAAACCAGTAGTATTTAGCGATGCGGCAGAGTTCCCTATTATCGGTGATTTTGCATATTCTCACTTCAACTATGATATTGCAACAACTCAGTATGAGCGTGATAAAGATGTGAAAACAGGAATCGAGCAGTTCGTAGTTACAGCATGGTTTGATCACAAGATTAAACTATCTTCCGCATTCCGCATTGCAGAAGTAAAAACTACGCCCTAATGCGCCCTCTGGGTTGACTGCATCCAGTGTGACGGACACAAGCCTGTCTCTATCCTGGGACGCGGTAAACTATAGCGAGGGCATTGCAAAGTATGAAGTCTATCGAGATAGTGTTTCGATCGGCACACGTGTTGGTACAAGCTTCTCCGATAGCAGCCTAACAGCATCTACGGCTTACAAGTACCAAGTTAAGGCTATTGGTGTAAATGGTGTAGAATCGTCTCTTAGCGAACCGTTAAATGTTACTACAACAGCTGGAGCTGGTGCCTAATGCTCGAAGCCGTAAAAGAATATTTAAGGATTGACGGCGATCAAGATGATAAACTTCTTGGTCGTCTTATTAGTGCTGCTAAAGAACATCTTGCAGGAGCAGGCGTGAAAGAAAGAGTGACTAGTCAATATGAATTGGCTGTCGTCATGCTCGTCACGCATTGGTATGAAAATCGTGAGCAAAATCAATTCGGCAAGATTTCTAGCGCTATTGAACATGGTTTGCAGACACTGATCTTGCAAATGAAAGTAGGTGGTTCAGCTGACCAATCCAGCGAAGTACCGGCACAGGGTAACACTACAGAAGCATGAGAGCTATCAAGATGATGAACTCAATTGGGTAACTGGATGGAATGACCATGTTACTGTTTGGGCGAAGATACTTGGTTTACGTGGTAAAGAAATCATTGAAGCAGGGGCTAGTTCTGTTAAAATCACAAACCGTATTTATATACGGTACCGTGATGGGATCGATGAAACGATGCGGATAAAGTTTGGAGATCGATACTTTGAAATTGTCCATGTAAACAATCTTGAAGAACGAAACGTAGAAATCGAAATCCTTGCAAATGAGGTGAGACCTAGTGGGTAACTTCGAATTCTCAGGTCTTGACGGATTGTCAGAAGCTTTTTCCAAACTAGGTGAGCAAGCAGAAAAGGTTGATGATCAAGCTTTGAAAGCTGGCGGTGAGGTTATCAAGCGGCACCAGATTGAAGGTGTAAAGCGAAGCGCGAAAGACCAACCGCACATGCAGGACAACATCACTGTGGGCAAGCCAAAAGAAAATGATGAGGGTAAGTTTGTAACTGTTGGGCCTAATGGCAAAGTAGCCTATCGCGCTAAATTTTTAGAATACGGAACCTCAAAAATGAGCGCCCGTCCATTTATTGATAAAAGTGTGGTACAAGGTGAAAGCGCAGCAGTTGCAGCTATGGAAAAAGTCTATACGGGGGCACTTAAACTATGATTGAACAGGCATTTGATGCAAAGAAAGAACTGACAAAAGCACTTGTCGGTAGCCCTGTTTTGAAATTAGAAGTTGTAGGAGGTTTCCATAACCGCTTCGCAGCTAGCCCTGATGGAAAGCCTATTCCATTCCCACGTATAATTTTTCAAGAGTTACGCAACAATGATGATAATTTTCAGGACAACGCAGCTACTGCAGCAAATGTGGGCTATCAAATTAGCGTTTTTACAAATCACAGCACCAACACAAAAGAAACACTGATCGCGAAAGAAGTTGATAGAGTTATGAAATCAATCGGTTATACCCGATATGATTCTGTCGATTTATATGAAAATGATACAAATCTTTATCACAAAGCAATGAGGTATGAAAAGACAGTTTATTAAAGCAGCCGTTCATCGGGTGCTTATTTTAATTTCTAGGAGGATGAAATAATGAGTGGAATTTTACATGGTTTGGATATGTTTCACCTAGCAATACTTACTGAAGATACAAGAGCAGCTATTAACTATGAAGCACCAGAAGCGCTTCCCGGAGCTGTCAATGTAAGTGTAAAACCAAATGCTGAGTCTGAATCGTTTTATGCTGACAATGGAGCTTTTGATGTATTTAATAGTTTAGGAGATATTGATGTATCAATGGAGGTGGCCAGCTTACCACTCTCTGTGCAGAAAAAAATTTACGGTCATAAAGAAGAAAATGGAGTACTATTCGACAGCATTGAAGATAAAATTGAAAACCTTGCTTTGGGTTTCCGTGCAAAGCTATCTACTGGTGGTTACCGTTACTACTGGCTATTAAAAGGCAAACCGCAACTATTAGAAAGCGAGCATCAAACAGATGAAGGAAAAACTACACCGCAGCCAGCCAAAGTAGCTTTGAAATTTATGCCATTGCAACACAATGGTCGCTGGAGAGGTAAAGCAGAGGACGGAACTACATTTACTGAAGGCGGTAAATGGTTTAACAAAGTTGTATATGAGGGCGCAGCACTTACTGAGCCAACTGGTGGTACTGGTGTAGGCGGAGACGGAGCATAAGAGAGGGCATTAGCCTTCTCTTTTTTATTTTAAATTTTAATTTCTAAGGAGAATGAAATATGGAAAACTTTACGATTGTTTTGGAGATTGAAGGAAAAGAAAAGAGATTTACTAAGTCGGATCGTGTCCACGGGACCATGTTCAGAAAAGCTGCAGATATTGATGTGATGTTAATGGAAAACCCATCAATAACTT